TGCTTTCTGTGTTGATCTAAAGGAGGTTGATCCTTGAGTTTGTATTGACCTAATTCTTGGTCGTCCTTGTGTATTATTAACTGTAAATTGTATTCCGTGACCTCTGCGGTTACCTATTCTACCACGTATGGACACATCTTCAGCTGCGGCTAAATCAGCGTTACCGTTGAAGCTGTTAAGGGTTCCTAAAGTAAAGATTCCATCCGGGTTCTCTGTTTCGGCAGATAGGTCAAAATTACTCACATTGTCCGCACTGCTTTCTACATGCATCTGGAACACCTTCCAGTTCTTTCTGTTCATGTCGCCGAAGGTGTACTGACGAGTAGTAATGCTCCCCTTGACATCTTTGGTTTCGTCAGAGCCTCCAATGCTTACGTTTATTAAGTCAACACCCTGCAGCCTGGAGTCTATCTTGTGGATACCACCTAGTCGATTGATAGCGTAAACACCCCGCTTGCTTCCTTCACCGGCAACTATTAGGTTCTGAATGTCCCAGTCCGTGCTATCAACACTATCAATACTCTCCCATTGCTTGTTCAAGAAGTTGTAGATGAGTATAGCGTTATTGCGAAGCGCATCATCGAGAGGCACAGCAATGAAGTAACGATTGTCAAAGTAAACGGCTACTGCCTGGCTCCGTTGATCCTTGTTGATTCGCTTGATTGTTTCGTTAATCGGTTCGCTTAAAGGTGTCTCTGTTCCACGCAGGTTGTACTCATCAAAGAACTGAGTGCTGTAAACACCATTGTCGGACAAGAATATGACTTGATTGCCGACCTGCTTAATACTCTTACGAGCTACGCAACCAACTTCATCGGTCAACAGCTTAGTGCTAGCTGATTGCAGGGACGTTGTGTTAGATATTAGGTGAATGCTGTTACGGTTGAACACCATCAAGTTGTCTTCGGAGAAGGAGTGCAAACCTACAGTAAAGTCAGCTTCACCTGCGTTGAATCTGTACTGAGCGTAAATTTGATCGTAAGTGTCAGAGTCCAAGATGTCGGACGCGATAACCTCATCGATAATACCCCTTGATGTATATGAGTTCGCGCTTGCATTGACCGAGAACTGAAATGGCATGACTAACCTACGTTGATGGTACACGGCAAACTCTGGGGCTGGCATATGGGTAAACCCAAGACCTACGGATACTTTTTTTGTAAAATGTACATCTGTTTGATTACTTACATCATCACTGTTTACAAAGAATTTAAAATTAGAAGAAGTAGCCTCTGATACCGTAAATTCAGTTCCTTTCGTCAGTGTGCTGCCACCTGCAGTTATAAGCGTTACTGTGTCTCCTTCGGATAAGGTGTTAGATACTGTTGCAGTGGCAACTCCATCTGTTATTGTAAAACCAGTAGCAGCTAGATTAACTGGTTGGGTATAGGTTCCGCTGGCTACTTTAGTAAACGCAGGTGTGCCACTAAAAGAGCCGTTCCATTCTAGGGCTACTTGCCCCTTTCGGAAGATGAACACCTTGTTAAATGCTTGGAGCATTGATGATTCAGGTGGCACAGTTTCACCTGCTGGATAAGCAATGTCTACGGTAGCGTTCGTCGCTAGGTTTTTAGCAACAACCTTCAGATTGGAGGCAATGAGTATATACTGACTTGCGTTCTCATTGGGGTCACTGAAATCAGTACTTGCATAGACTTCGGTAACTGCCCCTTGGTCAAGGACCATATTGAATCCAATAATGGCTTGCGTTGTATTGGCATTTAAGTT